ATAGTGACAGACTTGATGATCATTTCTCGCATAATTGCAAGGTCTGATTTACCAGAGTCTAAAACATCTTGGTTTTTCTCCAAGAACTTAAGACCATCTGTAGCAGACATTGCAGTAATAGTGTAGGTGTGTTCACCAATTGTAACTTGTGTTTGTTCAAGCAGTTCTAACTTAGCCATTTTGTTTTCCTAGAAAATAAAGGGACTCTCTATTAGAAAATCCCTGATACGAAAGATGATACTTCATTCACTGCTGTATCAAGCAGAGAAGTTTGAGGACGAGAATTACCACCAACAAGGTAGGTCTTTGTTGTTTGACAGAAGATACGCCAAGCTCTGGTAGTGAAGTCATTGTTAAAAGAAGATTCAGGATAACCTAGAATGTAAGCCTCATCCGAGGAAAACACGCTAGTTCCGCTTTTATCTTTTAAGATGAGCGTTAATCTACCTGTACCCTGATCAATGTCAAGCTCATGGATATAACTAAGCGTATCATTTGACTGAGACTCTTTGGCTAACGTAAAAGTAATGAATGCCGATGAATCTCTAGTGTTTGCGGAACCTGCTCTTACCCTCGTATGCTTGTTTCTAATGCCGTAGATTGGCTTGAAGCTTTCAACTCTTCTTGATATTGAAATACTATCCCAACCAGCTATACTATAACCGGCAATAACAAGTTCCACATCTGAGGGACTATAGGTGTTTACAGAAAAACTGTTAGCCATTAAAATAGTCCCTCAATTGCAGGAAGTGCAGAAGTAGCAATATTTACCAAATCTTCAATAAGGCCAGATTCGCCGTTATTACTGCCGAAGTTAATAACAGCAGATGAGCACTTGATACGCCAAGTTCTTGTGTCTACCGTATTACTCTTACTCAAGGTTGGTAATCCTTCAATCCAAGAGGTAGCGGAGAAAAACAAGTCGCTACCGCTACCATCTTTAATTAAGAGCGGAAATTTCCCTCTTTGGGTAATTTCATCTAACTGCCAAAGCTTGGTAAGGAAGGTATTTGCAGAAGATCCGGTATGAACTGTAAGTGTAACTGTGTAGCTTTGACTGTTAGCATAAAGCCTGATATGCCCACCATCTGTTGTTGTGCGTGATCTGTAGGGCATGACATCCTTGTCAATCGAGACGAATGTACCGTCTACAAACCCTTCAATGGGCATAATCCCTGCAAGCAGGACATTCACCTCTGATGGTATATAGTTAAAGAGGGTTGCCATGCCTTACTCCATATTATTGGATCTTCCACCGATCATCAACAACACCACCAAGAGCTTCAACGTTATTAACCATTTCGGCATCAAGTTGCGTGTTGCCACCAATGTAGCTATCGCAATTGAACATGAACAAAGTCCAGTCACGCGTCTCTGTTGTACTTGACAAAGTAACATCTGGAGTAGTGGCAATAATAGTTTGATTAGAGAAGAACAAGGTTTGACCGCTGTTGTCTTTAATCGTACAAGCTGCTACATAAGTGTTGCCACTGTCTTCTTCGTCAGCACGTTGAAGTTGCTGTAGGAAGGTGTTTGAAGCTGCATATTGATGCAGGCTAAGGGTAACGTTCATGGAGCGGTTACGACGCTTAACCCGACCACCACTAAGATCACTGCCGATATATGGCTCTGAAGCAGCCACAAGGCGTGTTGCAGTTAGGAAAGTACCATCAGCAAAACCTGTGATTTGTTGAGATACGCCACCAGCAGAAATAATTACAACTACGTCCTCGGGGCTATAATTACCAATTAGAATATCTGAAGCCATTTTCTATTCCTTATTTATACCGAGAGGAAGCCGTTGATAATTACTTTCCGGATACTACCTTGTAGACGGGCACGGAATACGAAAGTGCCTGCTGTACGTTGTGCACGAAGAGTCTCTGGAATGCTTAGTACATCTGGAGTTGTTACAGTCCAACCACGATCAATACCACCATTAGTCTCGGCTTGGGACAATACAGAACGAATTTCGTTTTCAATCCGAAGCAGGCCGGGATTGGTGAATGGAACTTTAAGACTATTAGCTAGACGGAAGAAAATACCTTCTTGTAAACGAGCATAAAGCCAGTCGATGAAAACAATCTCATCAATAGGGGAACCATCCGACATATTGCCATCTTGGAACATGTTAAGACCGGCGATAGTAGTGTACATGTTGCCGTTAATTGCACGGATGTTAGTCCGTTGGTTATCACTGATATTGCTTACGGTGATACCGGTAGCACGCTTAAAGTCCCAATCATTAGATCCGGGAGTATAGGGCAGTTGAGCACCGATCCAAGCAGCTTCTGGATAGTCTTCATCAGCTTGAGCAAGGTAGACCCAGAAAGTACGGCTCAGAGAGTCTGCATCAAGTTGAGCACCGATGTGCGTAGGTGAGGTAAAGTTAGCATCTTCTGTCGATGTACCGAAGATCTTACGTCTTGCTTGAATCGCAGTTGCAAGTGCCATTACATCAGAAGTAACGTGAGTATCGGCAACCAGAGCATACCAAACATCATTCACTACAGTCACAGCAGCCAGGGCATCTACATAGCTTTCAGTAGGGGTAGTAGCAACAGACGTGAGGTTAGTTGAGTTAGTAATACTCCAACCAGTACCTGGAGTGGTAACTTCGACAGTTAGAGTACCTGTATTATCAGTAACTGTGATATCAGTAGGGCTACCAATAGCGGTAGCAAGACCTGCGGTGATTTCAGCGGCGGTTGCGCTAGCATCTGAAGTATGAGTGTATGCAGTACCATTGATAGTCACTGTATAAACCGTATTGTTAGCAACCGTTGGTGTTAGAGTAACCTCATCTACTTGGCGACGACCAATAACAATTGATGGTGGAACTGCACCTACGGTTGATTGACCAAAAAGCTTTTGAGCAATCATGTATGCTTGATCAGTGGTAGCAAAATCTTCACCGACAGATGTGATGCTAGTGTAAGTACGTGCACGTTCTGGGAATCGGGTATGGGTTGACAGAACTAAGGGAATCTGAAAACTGGCGGTTGCAATTGCGGCAGATTCGCGTGTAATCTGAATTTGGACAATATTGTCAAGCTCGGACATTAGCTATTCCTTTGTTGTTTATTGAGTATTATGGAATTGGTATGCCCGGAGGAACTGTGAAAGTCTCTGACGGGTCAATGATTTGATTTTCAAGAATGACAGATTCCATCCAGTCAACTGCTTGAGTTGTTCTAATAATATAAGAGAACACAACATCTTGATTAAAATATTCAACCCACTGCGTTTCTCGCTTTTGTGGTGTCCTGCGAATGTTCGATTTCCTCAAGACACCTAACCTCTCTTTCCTTGTTGCATCGAAAGAAAGTACGCTGTTATTAACTCTCTGGGTAAAACTTTGAGCCATATCTCCAGCAGTAGAACCGCAAAAAGTGAATTGCACGTTTACTTCATAAGCCACTTGGTGAATCAATTCAAATTGTTCGTTTGTTGTAGAGGCTGTTTGCGTATGACCTTGCTGTTCAATACCAAGAATATTAATCACAACGAAAGGTTTTGAAGGTTCCGTCCCCCCAGTGTGGGAAAAGAACAGCAACTCATCTTGCTCATCTTTTGTAGGAAAATACTCAATCAGAGATTGAATCACAGCACGCCTAATAGCTTTACGAACTTCACTGTATGCTCCGGCCATTAGTCATTCCCTCTTTCTACTTTAAAGTCTACAGATTCAAGCATCTTACCTGAGTTAATCAACGGATCATTGAAACCTTTTTCTGCAATTGTTCTTGCACTGTTTGGTGGGGTGTCCCAACTGATGATTTCGTTTTGTAGTCCTTTAACAAGAACTGGACCCATCTTTGTGTAAGCTTGTTTGAATGTAGCTTTACCTTCTAGGACAGAAGTAATTGCATTCTGAAATAAAGGAACGTATTCAGTGGTTTTGAGTCTTGGTAAGAAGCCAACACGAATAAATGGTCTTGGTGGATATTTTACCGGATCACCTTCCTCCATGAATCTGGCTACCGTAGCAACAGGTAAGTTATCATTACTAGAATCGTAGACCGAGTTCTCAAAGAATCCGATCTTTAGAGATTCTTGGTTAGATTTTAATAAATTCTTTTTTATTTTATCCCAACCGCTGGTATCAACTGTTATCTTAATCATATTGGATACCGTACTGTTCAAAAAT